ATTTTTTACTCGCCAGACTTGATGTACTAAACCATCTAATCCTATTTCTTCACTATATAATTTAAATCCAAATATTTCTAAAAATTTTTTATGTTTATTGTCTTGAGTATTTTCGTGTAAAGCATATAAATCTTTTTGATAAAACTCTAACAATTTATTTAAAGCTACTTCTAAACTTTTTCTTGTTCTTATATTCCATTTAAAAACATCACAATGTATAAATAAAGAATCACAATAATTTTCTATATATAATATATAACTATCACTTTTTATTACAGGTATTTTTTTACCCATTAAGCAGTTCTTTTCCACATATACACAACTATGTATGGCTGTAAGTTAGCATCTGTACCACTAGAACCTTCAGTTGAGTTAGTTGTAGCAACGGTAATACCTGTTGTTACTGTTTCAGTTCTACCGTGTGGGTCTCCACTTCTTAAACCATCTGCACCATTTGCAGTTCCTGTTGAACCGTATTGAGGAAACTCTGTGCCTTGAGCAGATAAGTGAAAGTGACCAGAATCAGTTACTGTAGAAGTTGCTGTATGTGTATGACTTACTACAATAGCATCTGCACTACCACCTGTTTCTTCTAATGTATCAAAAGCTGTATCAGCAGCATCTAAACCTACTAATACACGACCTGTACCAAATGCTACCCAAGTACCAAATCCCAGTAAAGTTCCCGGATTAGTAGATACTGCCGCTTGTGTATAAATAGTTCCTACTGGAAATAAAGCTGCTTTAGCTGCAGCAACTGCAGTATCAATAGCATCTTTTATAAATGCTGTTGTACCTATTTGTGTTGAATCTGTACCTGCAGTAGCTGTTGGAGCTGTTGGTGTTCCTGTTAGAGCAGCATTATTAGTATCAGCTTTACTATTTACTGCTGTCTGTATGGCATCAAATTCATCATCTATCTCTGTACCCTTTACAATTTTATTTGCATTACCTGTAGCTAACGCATCTTTTGCTGCAAAGTCTGTTGTTTTTGAATAATTACTCATTATATAATCCTACCCTGTTTAGTGTAAATGTCTAATTTTTGAACGCTTAATAAAGCCCCATCTATTGTTGTTTCAATACCAAGTTGTACTATTGAGCCTGAACCTGATACAGAAGAATCAAGCCTTTCTAAAGAAATACCTGATTGATATTCTGCTACTGTTGCCGCATTACTTCCGTACTCAGCTATTCCGTATTCCGATACCGCTGATTGACTTAGGGTAAATGGAAAACTAAAATAATTAGTTGTATAATCAAAACCACACTTTAAAGTAAATGGTTGTGCTGAACTTCCAATAGCTGTAACTGCTGCTCGTTTTAATAGTTTAAGTACATTAGGTGCATTAAAGTCAAAGTGATTAGTAAAGTATGACATAGTATATGCACTACTATTATCATTGTAACCACTATACTCAGCTATACCATCTGTTTGTGTTAGATACATAACTTTACTAGTAGCATCATAAACATAATCAGTATGGTCTAAATTATTCCAAGTAGTTACTCTTAATGAAGCATCTTCTAAAGCACCTCTAGTATCAAATACAAATACTTGTGCTGCTTCCGGTAAACTAATTAAATAAAAAGCTTCTTCAGGAAAGTAACAAGATTTTACTAAACTTAAATCACTTTCTCTGTTTACAATATCCATAAATGTATCTCTAATATTTTTAGATAAATCATTCATTGGTTGTGATTTTTCTTGTATTACTCTACCTAATGAACGTAATCCAGTAGCCGATAAAAATATAATATCATTCCCTATATTTTGTATACTGTCTCTAGCAATACACCCAACACCTTCTATAACTTCTACTAAATGTAAAGTATTTACATCAAAACTTCCTTGAAAACTATCTCGGTCAGAAAATATAATAATATTATTTTTACAAAATACAATTAATCTACCATTATGACCACCTAACCCTGTAATAATATCTTGACCTTTTGGTAATATGCCGGATATATTTAATGTACCTGCACTTCCTGTATTCCATTCTGCACCATTTAATAAGTTACTAAAATATACTGTAGTTTTATTTGTTACTGTATCAGCAGCCCATAAACGACCAAATTCAGAAACAACAATATCAGCTTCCGGAGCTGTACCTGTATAATCAGCGTGTTGGTCTATACTTTTAAATTCATTAGGTGTAGTTTCATTTGTATAATATAAAGGTTTATAATCTCTTTGAAAGAAATATGCCCTATCGTTTAATGTTGCACTACTCCAATTACCAGCACTAATAGTATCAGTAGTGGTAGGGGTGCGTTCTGTTAGTGTAGTTAGCCCTGTATAAAATTTAGTACTAGACCAAGACACTAAAGTATTAGTACCTGCTATATCTAAAAAGGGGTGCATACCTTTTAAGTTAACACCTGTACCACCTGAAGTAGTACGATATGTCCAACCCTTTCTTGCCCCTAGTCTACCAAACTCATCTATAATACAATTATTAGCTTCTAAAGCAAAACTAGGGTCATTAGCTACACTAGACTCTTGGGTGTTTAAACCTAAAAATGCTGGGGCTACTAATGATGCTGTTAATAAATTTTTTGCCATTATACTGTACTCACTATAAATGGTAATTCTTCTACAGTAAGAATACAAGATACTCCTGTACTTCCTGCACTCCCTTCTATTGTAGTTCCCGACTCAAGCATTACATAACCACCATCTGATTCTAATTGAATAAAATCACCTGCCCCTAAAGATTTAGAACCAAGCACTTTAATTGTTACTCCGTTACTAATTTGTAATACTACATTACTAATTGTAGAACCTGTACCATTAGAGACAAAAGCTAATATCCATTTTGCTCTTATATTATCAGGAACTGTATATAATGTACCAATACTTGTTGGTAAATTAGCTGTTAGTATGCTTCTAGCTTTCATACCAAAGACTTTCCTCCGGATGTTTAGCTGCATCTAAAGCTATTGCATCTTGTAAAGCTGCGTTTGCTCTATTGTAAGCACTTGTAGAAGCAGCACCGCCATCTTCTCCTCTTTCTTCTACAGCTAATGCATAAGCTAATAATTCAATAGGTTTAGTTGGTATGCTAAATGTATCTGCATCATTTTCTTTTTCCGCACTTCTTAGTATTACATTAAAATAAATTGTATAAGCTTTATCAGGTATTGGGTATAAATCAACTTGTGTATCTCCATCAGCACTTATTCCGTTAAAAGAATAATAGTAGGGTGAACCTGTTGCGGGTGTACTATTTAAAAAGAAATTATTAAAATCGTGTGAACTTTTTTGTTTTAAGAAAAAATTATCAGTATCATTTATAACATCTATTACTGTTAATCTATTTTGTGTACCATTAAGTTCATAATTAAATATACCATTAGAAGTTGTAGCTGTTAAAGTAGTACGAAGTCCTGACCAATTCCAAGCATTTTCTACTTCTATTAAAGCATCATTAACTAACACCCCTATTAATTTAGAGTATGTTGTTTCATTTACAGATGCTACAGTTCTTTCTCTTAATCTTTTTAAAATATTATTTACTACTTGTAAGTATGTCATTTTATAATCCTATATTAACGATATTTTTTTACTTTCTTTGCTACCTTTTTAGGTTGTGCTACAAACTGTTTACCTTGTTTATTACCTTTTGCTTTAGCAGCATTAGTAGCTCTTTTTTCAGCTGGTGTTAAAGCATCCCAAGCTGCATCCGGTAAGTATCTTCTTTTACCATTACTAGGTTTACCACTAGATGTTCTCCATTTTTGTTGAGTCCATCTAGTTAAACTTTCTTGGCTTTTAGCTTTAGGCACGATAACCGCCACCTTTAGCTTTATATTGTTTAGCTAACATTTGAGCTTTACGTGCTGACCATTGTCCGGGCTTACCACCTTTACTACCTGCTTTAATTTTATTAAAAAGATTTTTACGCATAGTAGGTTTAGTATAGTTACCTGCTTTATTTACTGTGCTTTTTCTTTTTTTCTTTACCATTTTACTTTATCCGCCCAGTAAGCTGCTGACATTTTTCCTTTAGCTATATTTTTACTGTGCCTAGCTTTAAATGATTTTCGTTTTGCTTTCATTCTTTCGGATTCACCTGCTTTAGGTTTTCCAGCTGTACTAGCCCCTTGTTGTCCAAATCTTATAGTCTTTATTTTATCACCCACTTTAGCAACAACTATATGAGATTTCTTAGGGTGATTGGGGGTACGCTTAGGTTTATTGTAACCACTAACTCCTGCTCTTTGTAATCTACTATCTTTTTTCATAGTTTAGTTATACCTCCAAAACTAGATAACCATACTATTAAACTTATGGAAACAACACCCATAATCCACATTAGTTTTTTAGATACACTTTTACCAACTTCAGCATATACTTTCTCTAATGCTCTTTCAGCTGCTTTTTCTGCTATTCTATCTATGTCAGCTTCCGTTAAAAATTTTTGTTCTTCACTCATTAGTCTGCCTCTTGTATAGTATTACCTGCTGCTACCCAATCTTGAATTGTTTGGTAGTCTGTGTTGTCTGTTGCATTTGGAACAAATGTTACTTTATCTATATCCCATACAACTTCGTAAGATAATAAAACTCCATTATCATCTTCTATTTTTTTAACTGAAACTATATTATCTTTATTCATTTATAACTCCGCATTTAATGCTAAAAATTGTCCAGCAGCATCTTGTTGTGAACGCCCATATATTGGTATATTACCTGTTAAACCTGTTCCACTAACACCTAACCAAGCACCAAAAGTAGTTGAAGCTGCTGATGCTATTGATGGATTGTCAGTAGTATAGTCACCTAAATATCTAGCGTTAAATTTAAACCCAACTCCTCTAGCTGTTATAGACGGAGATACTCGCATTGGTCTATCAAAAGGTACTTGTAGTCTAAAAAAAGTTGTACCTTCTGTCATACCATAAAAGTTATTACCTTGATTTTGATAGTACCTTTGGCATCTAAAAAAACTGTCTTGTAGTGCTTCGTGTTGAAATGGTGGTATAGTGGTTGAATCATACTCGCCTACTTCTAGTTGAACACCTGTTAAGTACCAGTCATTACTTGTGCTGTCTGCTAAGTTTACATTACCAACTACTCTATTTGCATTAACTGTTGTTACCCAAGATGTTGCTAAAGTACCACTTGTAAAATTACTTCCAGCAGCTAACCACCAATTTATTCTTAATGACTCACCATTATCATTGCCAAATGCTCCTGTAGTATCACCATCAAAAGTTAATACTTTTTTCTCCCAAGTATTAGCACTTGAGATAGTATATGCTTGACTTATAGTTCTGTTATTATCATTATCATCTAATTCCATAATGTATGTTCCAGTTTTAGCTGACTTTACCCAAAAAGATATAGTCATTTTTTCTGCATTAGCTGTACCTTTTTTAAATAGCTGTAAGTCTTGTCCCTCTAATTTTTGGACTACAATTAAAACAGCACCTGCTGATGGACTTGCTTCTGCTGTTGTACAATCCATTTTTAAAGATTTTACAAAACCACTTCCAGTTGGTGCGTCTGTTGCTTGTGATACAGTCCAAGTTCCTATACCAAATGAATGACTCATTCTGTCCACAGTTAAATAACCACCACCTGAACTATGTCCTGAACTTGAAGTTCCTCTTTGAGCAACCTTCATATCACCATTAATAATAATCGGTTTAGCATTTTGCCTGTTAATAATACCGCCAATAGTATTATTAGTTATATATGCTCTATCAGTTCCACCTACTCTTAAATCTATTCTGTCATCTGTGTCTGCGGTAATAGAAGTATCTGCATCAGCATCAAGTATTAATTCATTACCATCTACATCTACTGCTCCTGATGTAGTTATTCCACCTGTTACATTAATGCCTGTCGCTGTGGTAGCGAGTTTTTCAGCGTTGTCATACATAAGTTGACAAGAACCATTTTCGGTGAAAACCGCCATATTTTCTCCAGCAGTAGCACCTTCAATTTGAACTTGTGCTGCACCCTGAATAAATAATATTCCAGCACCTGCTTCTTTAATATAAGAATTAGAACCATCGTGATAAATCTGTAAGTCATTAGATGCACCAAATTGTGCTTTGTCATTATCACCAAAGTTAATATCATTTCCGTTAGTATCTAAATCACCACCAAGTTGTGGGGTAGTGTCTTCAACTACATTTTGTAAAGCACTATCTGCTGTAGTGCCTTGTGCTGCTGTAGCATAATCTGTACTAGCAGTTGTTGCTGCTGTACCTAATCCTAAATTTGTTCTTGCTGTACTTGCACTTGCTAAGTCTGA